CCCCCTTCTCCCAGATATTTATTGTGTTCCCACACCTTTATCCGTAATCTTGCTTAAGGATTTTCTCAATGATTGGCAAACACAAGTGCGTGTTCAAACCAGATCTCTCAATGAAATGGATAAGTTCCTCAAGTTCATAAACGTTACAATCATAACGAGAGGAAATGGATTCAAGACTGACACGTCCTAGGTTTCCACCTATAGATTTTTCAACCATGACTTCGCGATACGCAAGTCCTTTCGTGTCTCCTCTCACATCAATTATGAGGTGTCTGAATGCATCGTTAATGGCGTGATCCCCCCAATTTAAACGTGACCTAACAATCTCGGAGACGTATATGGAGGCGCGTTTCGCCAACAACCCACGGCCAGGGACGTCATGAACGCAATGACCGAAGTTTTTGAAGTAAGTCCCAATGTTAACCCACGGGACATACCTCCCTTCAACTTCTGAGGGAGAGTGTTTTAAAAATTGCAACTTCTCAATGCAATCACACAGGTCAAATTTCACCCAATAACCTGCGTCTTCGGCTCCAAGCCGGAAGGCCTCTATGAATTCTGCCTTCGTAACTGTGGATGGATCGGGCACGCGGATCTGTGCACAAAAGGCAATATTCACGCATGCGCCATTATTTACAACCACAGTACTAGTTGATCCACTATATAACCGTTTGCTACTAAACTCATAATCGATTTTCTTCTTCGAATTCGGATCGCGCATACGCAATTTGTTCCCCAAGTATTTAAAGGAGCGATGAATCGCATCCTTAAACACATTCGGGGTACCATACGGGGCGCTTTTGGTTAAATTCCGTTCCAACCAAGTAAACACGGGGTCAAAATGTGACCCATCACATGCTTTAATATCTGCATTGAAACGGACTATCCCATCACGACAATGAGCTGCACAACAGCTATCGTCGGAGAAATAACAAAAATAAGCTTTCCCGTATGGGACGTCGATCAATTTCTCAAAAACCGATGATAGCAGCTCCTTATCGGGAGATTTACAATACTCAAACTCCCAATTGTTGTGTATAAATGGTACACTCCAGGCATCTTTTATGTCGGACCACACATAGGCGGTGGCGTCAGTACGCATCACGCCTAAATCACCCACCCCACGTTGCTTCCCGGGTGCAAGAAGCTCATTAGGTTTCAATTTAAACCCGACAGGAGTACCCTCGTCGTGGGTATTGCTACCCATTATGACGGATTCATTGTGAACTTGGATTCTCAACTGTCGCTTGGCGTGGGGTTGAAACAACCACTCTGGATACTTCTCTTCATAAGTACCAAAGTTTATGTTGCTGTGTAATTGGGTGAAAAACCGGTGGTGGACATTCCTCAATAGAGGCCCTGTAAACGTTCTAATTTGGTTTCGGGTCAAACGTTTAGAAAATCCCGGAACGCTCGGATTACGCAGAGCAATCATGCGTGATACAGCTGATCGAGCTTCAAGATGCCCAGGGCCTGGCATGTCGTGATCATAGGGCCCAAAAGTAGGACCGAAGACAGTACGGCGATAATTATCGTATTTACGATTCTCATCCCAGGCTGGGGTAAAATCCTGATGCATCATACCAGCTTGTATCATGGCTGTCGCGCGATTCAAAAAGGCGCGCGTGAACAGCGTCTCGTCAGCGGGAACGAGCGAAAGTGTAAAACTCGGGGTCAATGAAAACGGAGAATCATGAAGACTCAATCCGTCCACTCCATTCATATCCCCCCAGTATTCTCACCACTTTCGGGATGGCAACGATGAACTGGGTACATACCCGTTCATGGCCACACGCTCGAAAGTGACTCGAATCTGCGCGCATGCATAAACCGCGCTGTTTGAAATGGTCCGCTCACTAGCGAGGTTACCCTCGTTGCGGCACCACAATTTGGCCTCGTTG